CCCTCTCAGAAGCCTCGGATCGTCTCTACCGGGCAAGCATAGGCGTCCAGAAGATAGCACAGATCAACGCCATCGCCGCGAAACACCGGCCTAAATTCTCCGCCTTTTTCCGGAAGCAGAAAGGGATCACCCTGGAGCGGTTCAAGGATTACAAATTCCTTTTCACGGAAGAATACCGCAATCTCCGGGAAGAGATCCACCCCAACGAACTCCTGACAACACACGATTGGGACCGGCTCTGGCAGGAGGTGGACCGGGAAACCTTCGATGCACTCCAGAAGATTATCGCGGGTGTCGAAGGCGAGGGGGTGCTGAAAGGCGCGGCATTCAGCGCAAACCAGATCGGCACTATCACGCCGGACAGCCCGACGTTTTCATTGGCAAATCCCCGGGCAGTGTCTTTCTTTCAAAAAACAGGGGGCGATCTTCAATACATCCGCAATATTCAGGATGAAACCCGCGATCAGATCCAGACGATGATCACCAAAGCGATCAGCGGGGGATGGGGATACACCCGGACTGCAAAGGAGATGTCGAACACCTTTGACGGTATGAGCCGGGAGAGAGCGCGAAGCATCGCCGTCCATGAATCCGCGTTGGCGTATGAATCCGGGTCGTTCATGTTCGAGCAAGACCTTCAATCAGAGGGTATCGATCTCGAAAAACATTGGCAGGATAGTGGAGATGATAGAGTATCGGAGGGGTGTTTAGAGAACACCGCTGCCGGCTGGATTCCCCTGGATCAACCATTCCCCTCAGGGCATATGTACCCCCCGCGATTCCCGGGCCGTGGCGGGTCCGGGGGCTGCCGGTGCTATCATATCGTAAGGCAGGCATCAAAATCCTGAGAATAATCCTTTTTCCCTCCGTCGTTGCTATAGCGCCCGCCCGTCGTGGCTATAGAATGAACTTCCCCTTATAATCCCTCAAAACGCCAATAGTACCAATGGCAGCAATTAAGCCATTGAGCATCACTGTTTTCCCCGCCGGGGGTGTTCGGCATCCCTGACGGCGCACCGTCGCTGATTACCGGCGATGTTATGCGGTTCCGCGAAGCTGCGGGTTCCGCGAAAAACCCCGGCCTCATTGAGGTCCACATTATCAAACCCGGGCGCGGGTCCAGCGGGTACTACACCCCGGAAGTCCTGAAAAAGGCGTGTGAATCTGGCGTTTATCCCGCCGGGATGCACATGCACATGGACCACCCGACCGCCAAGCAGGAAGAGGACCAGCCCGCCCGGACGGTTGGCACTATCGCCGCGGTACTTGCGGAAAATGCAGTTTACCGCGATGAAGGCGATCCCGCTGCATGGGACGGCCCCGGACCCTACGCACACGCTGATGTCCGGCCTGATCGCCGTGAGGATCTTGCATGGTTATCCGGCAAGATCGGCGTATCTCACTACGTCAGCGGCACGCATGAGGAAACCAGCTGTCCCGACGGCAAGCGGGGCCGGCTCATCAAGGAGCTGATCCCATCGCCGTTCAATTCTGTTGATTTTGTGACCATCCCGGGCGCCGGGGGGCATTCGCGCAGCATCGCGGAAGTCCTGAAGGAATCGCAGTCGAACAACCAGAGGAAAAACATGGCAGACAACCACCAGGAATCACTCACCCTCGCAGAGGTACGCAGCAAGTACCCCGAGGTTATTGCGGAGATCCAAAAACAGGAGCGCGAAGCCCTGAAGATCGACGCACTGAATGAAGCACAGAAGAAGGAACTCAAGGAATCGGCAGACACCATTGCCGCACTTAAGGCCCAGCTCAAAGAGGCAAAGGCCAAACTCGCAGAGGGTAAAGCCCACGATCTTATCGCCGCACAGGTCAAGGACGCCAAGCTGACTGAAACCGCCGCGAAGACCCTGACAGAATCGCTCATGGCAGCGGTCCCGCTCGCTGAAGATGGCGCAATCGACGCCGTAAAGTTCGGCGTGACTATCACCGAAGCGATCAAGGGCAAGCAGGCAGAGATCGCCGCGATCCTGAAGGAATCCGGCTATACCGGCATCCGCGACAACGGAGGGACACCCGGAGCCGGAGCACCCGCTGACGCGAAGAAGGCAAAGGAAGAGTACATCCGCGTCCTTGTCGAGGGCGGGATGCCCAAAGAGCAGGCCGAGAAGCTTGCGGAGGCATAATCATGATCAACGAAACGTTCAAGGGAGATATCATGTCCGTTGTGGTCACGTATCCGTCTGCACCGGACGCCGGCGATATGTGCCGGGTCGGAAGCCTGTGCGGTGTTGCCGCAGAGGACGAGGATACCGTAACGCTGAAGACTCCGGTTGACTTCTCACGCGGCAAGAGGTTTGATCTTTCCGTCACCGCAGACAGCGCGATCAGTGTCGGGGATAAACTCTACTTCCACGACGCCGGCGGCATCACCAACACTGCTGCAGGGGGCTACTTCTGCGGGATCGCAATGGAAGCCCTGGCATCCGGCACCGCAACCATTGAGGTCAAACTTGAAGGCCCTGGCGAAGTCGGAGAGGGATCGCTGAAGGTCGTAAAGGTTGCACTGACGGCAGGTATTGCCAACGCATTCGCGTTCGCATGGCAGAACCCCGAGACATCGCCAATCGCGGTTACGCGGGTACTACTCGATGTGACCACAGCCGGCGGCACCGCAACCGCGATAATGAACATCGGGACGGGTGACACCGCAACCACGGCCAGCGATAACCTGATCGATGGTGTTGACATCAACGCGGTTGCCCTATATGACAACATCACCGATGGCGGAAGCAACGGCAAGGCCCGGCAGCACATGACCGCGAACGGCGGAAGCAAGGATTACATCACCGGCCAGATCCTCACCGAGAAGGCAGAGGCGCTTGTCGGGAATGTGTATATCCACTACGAGGTGCTCTGATCATGTCTGACGTAACCAAGTTCGCCGAAGTGTTCGGCAAAAACCAGCGGATGACCCGCGAATACCTCACATCTGCTGAGGGGCTGACCCGGCGCACGAAGGTACGCGAGTTCCTCCGTGGCGTTGAAGGGATGCAGGGCTATGCAAAACTCTGCGAAGCAATGGGAACCAGCGATTTCTCATACCTGCTCACCGCAGACATGAACGCCCAGCTCCTCCAGATGCAGGGGGCGGTCGATGTATCGTACCGCAACTGGACCCGCCCGATCCGTGTCAACGACTTCAAGAACACGCCCTTGCCGGCACTTGAAGCACCGATCCGCAACCTCCAGGAGCGCGATGCACAGACCGGCCTCCCGGTTACCTATCTCGGGGAAAGCCAGTACAACATCTCCGTGAAGAACCTCGCCGATTCGCTCGAACTCACCCGGCAGGCAGTCATCAACGACGCCCTCGGTGTATTCAACAGCGTGCCGGAAATCTTCGCCCGTTCCGCCGCAATGACAGCGGAGTACCTTGCGACCAGCCAGATCGCAGTTGCAGCCGGTCCGGACACCACCTTGTTCCCCACCAACGACAGCCACGGTAACTATACCACCGCGGAACTCTCCGTTGCCGGTGTAATTGCAGCCGCGAACAAGATGGCGATCCAGACTGATGTAAAGGGCAACCCGCTTAACCTCCAGCCGAAAGGTATCATGGTCCCGCCCGCACTCAGGATGAAGGCACAGGAGATCGTCAAGGCGCTCACCGTTGAACGCTATGATCTCTCATCTGAAGTCGGGTACAAGACCACAGGTAACAACCCGCTCGCCGGGCTGGAAATCTCGGTCAACACGCAGATCCCCGTTGTGTCCGCATCGAACACCTACAAAAACAAGCAGTGGTATCTCTACGCTGACCCGATCCAGAACCGGCCCGCCGTTGCATTCGCCACGCTGAACAGCCAGCCCAACGCCCGGATCTTCCGCAAGGCACCGGACGCACAGGTGATCGGCGGAGGCATGGATGCCTACTCCTACGAGATGGCAACCATCGGCTATAAGGTCGAATGGGATATCGGCGCTGCACAGATCGATTACCGCTCGATGGTCGCAAACAAGCCCACCAGCTAATCCCTTTTTTCGGAGGGATTAGATGACCAACCATAAGGTAACTGCGTTCGCGGATTTTGCTGACTTCAAGACGTATGTCGATGCGATAGTCAACACGACCGCGATCCAGGTATTCTACAGCCCGGAAAAAGGCTGGATTGTCGTGGAGTAGCGCAGCATGGCGTACTGCACCTATCCTGATGTCCAGTTGAAAGTGGGAACCTCATTAGGGACCATCACGACCGTGGACATTACCGCCATGATTGTCGAGTCCGACAGGGAGATCGGCACCAGACTCCGGGAACGCAAAATAGCCGTTCCCACCACAGCGGATGACGACCTCCAGATCGCATCAGTGCAGTTAACCGTCGCCCAGATCAAACGCCGCCAGGCTCACGAATTGAGCCGGCCGAACTCCGCTTCTCCGGACCCGAGCAGCTCATTCTCCGCCTCTCCTGAAGCGGAGGCAGCCGCAGCGGAGGCAAAAGCAGAGGCCGCGATCGCCAGGTATGCAAAGTTCGCCGGAGGGTCCGGCGTCGCCATCGTCCGCAGCCATCGCATGTTAAGGGGGTTCTGAATTGGTCTACCCATCATCATTTCTCATCCACAGTGCCACCCTCACCCACACAGTCGACGCCGGGGCAGCAGCCACCGGGGAACCTCTCACCGCCGAGGCAACAGTCACGACAGTAAAATGCCGGTTCATCTCTCCGGAGGAATCCCGCGGCCCTGCCTACTTCTCCTCGTCCCCGAAGGTCATACTCCCGGCCGGTACCGTTGTATCGGAAGGCGACACTCTGGAAAGCACGGTACTGGGATTTGCCGGCACATTCCAGATTGGCCCCGTGAAGCAGATATACGAGATCGCCCAGAACGTCGTCTCGCATATCTCATGTGAGATTACTGCAGCAGCCGCGACCGGGG